TTTTTTTTTTTTTTTTTAAAAACGGAACTTCGTAGAAAAGGTCAAGTCTACTAATGTCCACAATTGATTGATGTGGGTGTTACGGTGCGAACACCGAGTTAACCTCACGAGTTACTTCAAACGAAGTCACCAGCCAACAGCTCCAACACAATATTATCCACGCCACAAGGTGATGTTCCAAGGACAAACCTTCGAACCTCACGCAACAAATCTTCAAACGAACAACCATAACGACGCTCCAAGAAAATGACATACGCCATCTCCTCGACGCACTCGAAGCTATTCAATGTAGCAACCAAACCCTTAAGTCTAGCGCCTCGCTGCCTGTACTGCCAAGAAACAATCTCAGCCTCAAGCTGCAGGACGATCTGTGAATCAGCCGAATGTCTATTAAAAAACTCACGAGCCTTGTCTGCATGCAAAAGAGCACGCTCGGAAAACAAGTCTCGAAAAATTTCGATATACCTAAATTCATAGGCATATGACATCGACTTCATGAACATATAAGCATCGTCCGGGACACCATCATTAGGGTTGGCCCTAACATTAAACCTAGCAAGAGCCTTGCCAAGAAGAGGAGCACACCAAATCTTCCCCCGCCAGTCTCTAAAAAGACTCTTGGAAAGAAAGTTATGATTTTGGACACCTTTGGTTCTGACGGAAGAACAAACCATGTAACATCTGGAAGCGTGGGAATCGTATTTCTTTGTCAGATACGAAACCTTGCCATGAAAGCTACAAAGCATGTCATCACCAAGGATAAGAGTGCGCGAAGAACAAATAGTAGGGACAGTGAACAAAAAGGATCTATGGATGCTAAAATTTAGCCAACAATTACGCAGCGTAGTAAAAACGGAACCAGTAGCCAACTCATTCTCCACAGTAGCACGAAAACCGTACTGTGGAGACTTAACAGAATAAGAAAGCATTGCTCGCGTTTCAAGCCGTATAAAAGTTTCGGAAACACCCATGCGCCTTAAGAAATGTCCAAATGTGAAAACAACACTACTTGTCTGAGTCTTGTCATTGCCGGAAAAATCACTCTCGAGATAGGAGGGTACATCAAAAAACTCACCCTTGTGTGAATCAAGAAACTGAAGAAAATTGTCTGGTTGCGCTTTGTAAGCAAGGGCATACCTGTGTCTAGAATTAGACTTCTTCAGTCGTGAGTTGAATCTTTCCATCACCGCAGCAGCAACAGGACCCGCGAAAGCATTGTAAAGATCGGTGCTTTTGAAAATTATGCGGGGTGCCCACCCGGGCTTGTGGCCGACCAACAAAGCCTCTACTTTTGCAAATAGATCCTTTGTTGAGTAATCGGTGTTTTTCGTTGCTGTTACGTAAAAGTCTTCAACTGCCTTGACCATACGTTTTTGTTTTTCTGGTGCAAACTTGACTACCCAGTCCTCGAAGAGCTCTCGAGTCCAGGTGATTTTTTCTTTGTACGCCGGAAGGGTATCTGTAGCTCTTTTAAAGCCTGAAACAATGTCCTTGTCAAAAACACGCCTGTCATTGTAATTAACCCGCTTGGAAACAGCGGCGAAAAAATTGCGATATGACTTGTCAGGAACCACTGGCTTGTGTCGCTCAAAAAGTGGTCCCAATGCTCGCAAAGGGCGTGGTTTGATTTGGCCACGGAGTTGAACTCGGGCTTTAATTTGCGGAACCGGCGCAAAAGTCTTGTCAGACTCATTGTGTGTGGGATTAGGATTAAATCGGAACTGAGGCATGGTGATGAAGGAGTCACCCGCACGTCAGGAATGGAATGGTATGGAATGGAATGGATTGGATTGGATTAATCCATATGGTAGGTAGGGATAGCAGGGCTTGGACGAATGGACTGAATTCATATACGAGTGAATGGAATGGGACTGAGGGATAGATACACAAATTAGAGAGGGTGTCTCTTTCCGTTAGTAGGCAGGTCTTTCCTAGTTTGTTTGCTCACTGCCTCTTTTTTCGGAACCACGGGACGGATTGACGAGTAGATGGATACGAGTAAAGGAGAGTAGAAAATATAATTTCTTGG